GCCGTAGCAGGGTCAAAATACGGACTAAGTTCATCAAACGGGTTAAAAATACCTGACGTATCGCTAAGCGTAAACGTCATAGTGCCAGTACCAAACTGATCGCCCTGATCGCGTCTGCCGCGCTTTACGTTTACGTTTACGCAACCGTCTAAAACGCCTGCAAAATTAGTAGTGCCGTTTAAAACATATTGCGTATTATTTAGTACGCCTGCAGTTGCGTCGTTTAACGTAAACCCGTTTTGGATAAATCCTGTATCTATAAACAGTTCGTAATTACCCGAACCTACAACGGCTACCCCAGCCATTAGGCAACCTGAAATTGTGAAGGCCCAGCCAAACGGTTATAAGCCAACAAAGCATTATTGACCGCTACCGCTGTTTCTGCCGTAGTAGCCAAACCGCCCGTAACGTTAATAGTTACATTACCTAACGGTTTGCCTTTATCCGTAGGCGCACCTACTGGCAAAAGCGTAGGCATAGTAGGCGCTGTAAAGCTTGGCGTAGTTATAGCTTGATCAAACCCAGCACCAATACCTTTAACGTCAGCCAGGTTCAAACCTTTAGCACCTAAACGCGTTTGCGCTTTAGCTATCGCTTCTTCAACGCCGCGCAAATAAGCTTGGGCATTAGCGACGCCTGCCGCGTAAAAATTGTTTGCCGATACTTCGCCAATACGTTTAGCAATAGCGTTAACTTCTTCTACAAGTTTGTTAGCGCGTAAAACGTTTTCGCTAGACGCTAAAAGTTCTTTAGCTATCTGGCTGCCGCTATCTATGCCAGCGTCAATAACCTGTTGCAAAGCTTCACTACTTAAACCAGCTGCTAAAAGTTCTTCAACTAAGCCAGCAAATTCTTTAGCTTTATCTGCCTGTTTTTGTAGCGCACTAAAAAACGTTAAACCTGCGTCTTCGCCGCCTTCTTCAAATGCCTGCCCAAAATTAAGCGCGTTACTAATAACGTCAGAAACTGACTTACTAAAATTATCAAACTCGGTTTGCGCTGTTTTAAGCCGTTCTTTAGCGGCGTCTAACGCGTCGCCCATTTCTTTATTTAGCGCCGAAGCTGCTTCTTTTACTCGATCTGCCATTTCCTTAAGTTTTTTGCTAGCGCCGCCTTTGCTACCGCCTGCGTTTTCGCCTAACAATTCGGCCATATCTGCAGCCGCTTTAGCGTCTTCTGCCAGTTTTTTAGCTGCGAAACTTGAATAGCCAGACGCGCTAGCCATATTGCCAATACCAGCCGTAAAACGCGTAAAGCTATTTTCTAACGCGCCTATGTCTATTAAATTGTCAAACGCTTTACCCATTGTTTTAATTGCGTCTAACGGTTGACCTGTAACAAATTGAAACGACGCTTTACTAACTATCGCAAATTTATAAATAGCGTTAGCGGCCCGCGCAGCGTTAACAGCCACAAACTTAAAACCGTTAACTATTTGTGTACCGCTACTACCTAGTTCGTAGGCCGCTTGTTGTAAACCTTTAACAAAACCCTTTTCACCAATAACGGTAGCTACCCGTTCAAATGCTGGTACTACGTTGTCATTAAGAAACGTTACAACGTCTAAAAATATTGGTAAAAATGCTTGACCTAGTTTTTGTTGTATGTCGTCAAACGTTGCGCCTAAGATTTTTTGTTGCGCTGCTAAACCGTCGCTGGTCCTAGCAAAATCGCCTTGCGCGTCTGCGGTCTGTAAAAAGATTACGCGTTGCGCTGCTAAAACTTTTTGCTGCGCGGTCAATGCTTTATTGCCGCTATAAATACCTAATTCAGTTGCAGCGGCTTTTAGCGTTGCGTCATCTAATAGCACGCCGTATTTGCGTAACGGTTCGGCTTCACCTCGAAGCGCAGAACCTAACGCCGTTATAGCGTCATCTACAGAAGTGTTATTAAACGAAGCTAAATCAGCGGCAAGCGTTACAAGTTCAGTAGCAAAATTAGATAGATCTTTACCAGCCAGGCCAGCGGACTTACCAAAAATAGCAAACGTGCCAGCGGCTGCAAGCGCCGCCGTTTCGCTTATGCCTAACGCCGTATTAGCTGTACGCGCAAAGCCTTCAACCTCTTTAGATATTGCGCCAAAAACTACAGTATTTTTACTGATAGCTTCGTTAAAGTCTGACGCGCTTTGTATCGCTTTATATGCAAAGACGCCTACGGCTGTAGCTGCGCCCGCAATAGCTGCGCCTGCAATTAGCGTAGATTTTGCTAACCCGCTAAAACCTTTATTAGCGTCAACGCCAAAAGCACCTAAAGCTTTTTGTGCTGCGTTTAAACCTTTATCGTCGAACGTGCTAACTATCGGTATGTTAATTGCCATAACGCACCTTTAATTTTTTGTTTAACACTTCTGCTACGTCATCTACAATTTGTTTAACGGCGTATTGCACGCTATACCTATGCTTATTTACTGCAGGGTCTATAGCTCGCGGCTGGTTGCCTACTTCTACATTTAAATTAGTTACAAACTGGCCTTTAGTTTTAATGCCAGCGTGATCATAGATAGCGCCTGCAGCGTCTGTTTGTTGTGCCACCATAAGTTCGTAGGGTCTAGCAGCAAACGTAACGCTATGGCTTTCGCGCGGGTTAGTTTCAGCGTCAAACTTATCTTTAAATTGCACTGTGCCGCCTCGACTAGCGCGCCTACCTACTTTAATTTTTAAACCAGCTTTAGCAGTTTTGTTAGACCAATACACTTCGCGGCCTTTAATAAGTTTGCCGCGCACCATACCAGATAGCGGCGGCACGTCGCCTATAAGTTGCCTAGCAGTGTTAATAATCGGCGTACCAGCGCCTTTAATATCTTTAGTTACTTGTCGCCTATAAACCTTGTCAAACTTGTTTAATTCGGCGAGCGTTTTTTGTACGCCTTCAATTTGCATAGTTACTTTGCTAGACATACGTTTTATTTCTATTGTTTAAAATTTCTATTACTGCGTAAACGTCGCCTAATTCATAGGGTACGTCATTAGGCCAAAAACCAGTAGCTACAAGAATTTCGGCCATTACATACCTTAAACTTCCTGGTCTACTTTTGGGTCTTGTTGCTCGACTACTTCAATGTTTTTTAAACTGCTTATAAATAGATCTAGATTTGCTGGCACTGTAATTTTGTTTAAACGGCTGGCTTCGTAGCACATAAACGCTAAATCTTCTACGCCTATGCCTGCCGCCATATCTGACGCTTTGCGCTTATATTTTCTTTCCCACGCAACCAGCGTCATTAGGTTAGTTTGAACTTCGTATTCTGTGCCGTCGTTAAATACGGCTTTAAGTGTTAATTGCATTACTTGCCTTTCTCGGTACGGCGTTTATTAAACGCGGTTTGTTTTGTTTTAGTTCTCAGCGGCCAAAGCCGCGACATCACGAAACAGCTTTAGCTAATGTGCCACCTGTAAACGTAAGCGTAATAGTGCTTAGTTCACCTAGTGAAGCGTTAATAGGCGTATGGCTTTCAAGGTAAGCACCTGTAAGCGTGTATTTAGGTTCTGTAGCGCTAGGCGTTACAAGTCCTGCAGCTGTAGGCGAAACTGTAATAGTTGTTTGAATACCTACAAGGCCGTAAATAGTTGCTTCTGTTTCTGACGCTGCATAACTTTGGTAAAGCGTTACTTCAAAAGTATTGTTTTGCAACGAAGTTACAGACGAACCGCCAAACTTGCGGGCTGTATCACCAAACGCGGTAGTTTCTAATTGTTCGTAATTAAACGTCAATACGGCGCTAGTTGCCTGATCTGTAAGGTTGACGCTGTTAATCGTTAGCGCTGGGTTCGAAAGATAAACGGTAGTTGCCATAGTGGGTTAGTCCTTGTCTGTTTCTGTATCTTTAGTTTTAGCAGATTTCTTAGGCGTATATGTGGATATATGCCCGCTATCTATAAGCACGTCAATATTTATTCCAGCTGCTTCTAAATCGTTGCCGTCTAAAATATCGCCGCGTTTACAATTAGCGAACCTATCACTAGTAACTATGTATTGTGCCATATCGTGCCTTTACTGGGTTTGTGCTTGCATTGTTATAGTCAGATCATAGGCGGGATACGCTACGCCGCCTACTAATGCTTCTGTAGGCCTGCCGTCTGTTACGCCTACGTTTGCGCCTAACACTTTGCTAGCCAAATTTAATAAACTGCGTTGCGCGTCTAGGTTGCCTGGCCCTAACGTTATAACGCGTACTGGAAACGCCATTTTTACTATGTTTGCGTTAAAAGCTTCGAAGCTGGGCGCGTCTATAAAAGCGCAGGGCGGTACAAGATTACGCGGGTCATTTACTACCTGTAAGCCTGTTACGCCTTCAAGCGTTGTAGTTAAATTTGTCAAAGCTGTATTGAATAAGTCTGTAAAGTTTTGGGGCATTACGCAACCGCTGGTCTATCTACGCCTAACAGCTGTTTAATCATTGGTGATAGGCCCATAGTGCCGCCTGTACCTAAACCGTCAAAAGTAGCGAAATCTGTTACGCCGCCGCGTTGACGATAAAGCGCCCCACCATACATAATTGTTCCCAGACTTACCGAACCGTTTGGCACGCTAGTAAGGCTTTCGTTTCTGTATCCTGCTTCTTGCCTTCGACGATACGCAAAACTATTAGCAGCCAAAGCGCAAGTAGTTAAAAATGCTGTATCCGCTGCAGTAGCTGTTCCAATACCTAGCCAGTCTTCTATTTGTCCAGCTGTTATCCAGGTGCATACGGGCGTTGTAGTTAGCGTGCCAGTTGCGGCCACTATGTTTACGTTGTCAGCTGTTTTAGCGTAAAGCACCTGATTAGCAATAGGTGCTTCAATGTCGTAAACAAAAAAACCTTGATCATCTACGCCTGTAAAATAGTATTGCGGTAAACCAACTACGGTATAAGTACCGTTAAAAGTTGCGTCAACACTTGCAATAGTTACGCTTTGCCCTACTTCTAACGGGTCAGCGTTAGTAAGTAAAACTATTACTGCGTAGTTATCGGTTAGATATTTTTGTTTGACCGAATAGACGGCCATAGCTGGCCTACCTTTCGGCTATTAAACGAACTTAACGAACTTAGTAGCGTCAGCCATAAACGCAGCTGCGTACCCTCTGAAGGCTATAGTTCTGCCCATAGTTGCAGGTACGTCTACCGAAATTGCGCCTTTTTGCTGTTCGTAAAACTCAAAGCCTGCAGCTGGTCCAGCTGCGTGGCCCATAAACGAACCTGGAGCGTGTCGGTCAACTACAAGCACAAGGCCTAGCGGGTTGCCGTTCCAACTTGTAGCAGAAGAATTACCTGCAGCGTTTTGACCCATAAGGTTAGGTGCGCCTACAAATGGAAAAACTGGCCGATTTTGATCGTCCACGCTGGACGCAAGCGCTTTCCAGCTCGCGGGCGTTACGAACATATGCGTAGGCAAATAATTACTATCTGTAGAAATTTGTCGTGCGCCTTCGTAAATTGCTGCTACCCAATCCGCACCTACTGCAGTGTCTGCAACAGATGAAGTTTGAGAAATTGCGGCGTGGCAAGTATCTATTGCGTAGTTATCAGTTGCCTGACCGTAAGCGATAGCTAACTGGTTTAAGATAATGTCGAGCGAAGCGGGGTCGCTCCAGTCGAGATCTTGTTCGGAAACCGTTACATATGTTCCAAAACTAAGTTTAGAAATATCTGTATTTGAAACCGTAACGCTTGAAGCGTTTAAAGTGTCAAACTGTGCGGCCTGTTGAGCGACTGTCGGCCGTACCGTAATTTTTGGGCGGCGAAAAGTTGCACCAGCTGTAGGCATAGCGCGCGTACCGATAGCAGTAACAAACGGGCGCACTGGGTTAAGTCCGTCGTATACAGAACCAGTAATAATTTCTGGCAAAATACCAGGAGTATTTTCTGTATTTATATACGGCGCAGTTCCAGGCGCTGCTTCAATTACTGCTTGCTTAATGTTTGCGTTCATCTGTGCAAAATCTGCACCGCCGCGAACATAACTAGCAATATATTCAGAAGTCGAAGGTAAACGAAGTTTACGCGGTTGCGCGTAAACCGTGTGTACGGCTGCAGCTTCTACGGCTTGTGGGGTTTCTGTTTCCATTTTTTCTACCTCTTGTTCTGGGTCTTGTTTACTATTTAACACTACTTGATCTTCGTTTTGGTGGATACTGGCCGCTACGCGTTCTACTTTAGCGGCTTCAAAAGCGCCAAAAGGTAGCAAACTTAATTCTTGCCAATCAGCTTTTGTTACTATCATTGTGCCAGCTTCGTCAAAACTAAATTCGACTGGCAAAATACCTACCGAAACGCTATCTAGTACGCCGTCTTTTGCTAGTTGTAGCGCTTCGTCGCCTTGTCGGGTTTCGCTTATGCGGGCTTCAAATAGCACCGTATCGCCTACTACTTCGCGGGCTGTTACTAAACCTATTGGCTGGGTTGCGTCGTGGTACATATACATTTTAGGTTTTTTGCCTTCTAGTGGCAAGCTGCCAGCTTCAAAGCGTACTTTTTGACCGTCGCTTACTACAGCTTCTACGCCGTATTGCAACGCAACGCCCGCTAATGTTCTTCTTGGCAGCGTTGCACTAGCGGGCGCTGCGTCTAGCGTCAATTCTTGCGGCGTTAATCTAAGCATTATTAACCGTCGTTTCTTCTTCTACTAATACTTCTTCTTTTGGCATATCGTAACTCTCTAAATAACTTTCAATATCGAACCTTACTACGGTCCCGCGCGGTAAAACGTTATTAGCGCTTAGCGTTTCTTGTATGCAATCTATGTACGGTTTTACGCCAAATTTGTATAGATCGCGCGAAGCTTCAGCGCTACTTACATAACTGTAATTGCCAATACTGACGGAAACTAAATAGGCGGGTACGTTTGCAATTCGTGCTATTTCTTTTGCCTGGTATTCGGCGGCGTCAATAAGTAGCATTTTGTCAGGCGTTGCCATATTTGGTATTACTTCTACAAATTCGTTAACAGCACTTGTAGCAGAAGCAAAACGTGCTTCGTCGTAGGCCGCTGCTAAATCGCGTAATTCTTGCGGCGACATAGGTTCGCCGCCCATTTGCCGAAGGGTAACGGCTGGCTGCAAACTTGACGCGTTGCGGTTGCGGGCTTGTTCAAGTTTTAACGCAGTATCTACAGAAGTTGCGCCTGTATAAATTAGGCCTTGTATCGGGCTTAAAAATTGTATGCAATCTTCCCAGCGAATAGGTAAACCTTGAAACAATATTTGTTTAGACGGCCCGAACCAGACGCCGCTACTTTGTGCTTGATCTTGCGTCGTAACTATTGCTGCAGGTAAACGCGTAAAAGAACTTGGGTAGCCCGTGCTATCGCGTTCGGTTATGTACCAAAAAGCTCGTCCGTAAAATAGCAAGTCATCTAACGTAAAACTTAAAATAAAATTATTGGTAACGCCTTTGTCTATCCGTTGTAACCAGCTGCGCGGCGCTTCTGGTAACAATTCGAGCGCTTCGCCGTTCCAAATTTCTTTATACATTTTTAAAGGTAAACAGCCAATAACTGACGCCATTAAATCGCGGCTACGCGAAATAGTAGGCACTTGCATAAAACGTTGACGCTGTACGCCGTCAGAATAAGCAAAGAAATTGCCAATTTGTGAAGCGCCCGCGTTACTACCTGCAGCCGCTTTTATTTGTTTAGCTGGTTCAGGTTTGCGCGCAAATAAAGCCATTGGGTAAGTATGCCACATTTAAAATAAAAATTTGTGATAGGTAGCCGCCGCAGTCGTGAACCGAGAAAGTCTTAAAACTCGACGGCTACCCGCGCATTACCTTAGCCGATAACAAAACCTAGATAGCGCCACGCGTACTAACTATTAAAGGTTTACCTATTGTTGAAGGTTTGCTAACCATACTTACAGCGAACACTAAACAGCGCGCTAGTTCTATCGGTCCAGGACTACGCAAACTAGACAAAGTTATAGCGCCTTGATTTTTGACGGCTACAGCGCGTTCTATGTGTTGCGCTAATAGCTGGCTACCGTCGTGCCTTACTTTGCCTTCAAGTATTGCGGCCCTAGTGCTTACAGTCCAGCGCTGTAGTTCACGGTTGCCTACCATAGACGCGCGGCGCGCAAACTTTGTAGGTAACGTCATTTCAAACGCAGGCGTAATAAGCAGGCGCGTAGTTTGATCAACGCAAGCATTTTCTACCGCCTGCCAACACTCCGCTAACGTATCTTTAACAAATTCTACGGCTACTTGTATTTCGCCTTTACCGTTTAACGCAGCTCTAACGCCTACATAGCGCGCTTCGTCTTGGCTTTGTTCTATGGCCAGTACGCCGCCTTTAGGCATAGGGTCAGCTGTTACTAGTTTGTCGAATACGCCTGGTTGTAGCCAGCCGTTAGCGCTAGCAGTCCAAATATTTACGCTTGACCGTAAAAACGCGTTACGGTTTGGCTGTTCAGCTTCTGACGCTATTACGTCTAGCGTAAGTGTGCTACCTATTGCAGGGTTTGCTTGAAGCCAGGCTTGCGGCGTCATAGGGTCAATGTCGCCTGCGGGTGAATATTCAGCAAAATAAAGCGACGTAGTTTTCTTTTCGTCAATAGCCCGTAAACCTTGTTCACGCCATTTTTGCATTTCTTTACTGCTTTCGTCGCCTGCCGTAGAAGTCATAAACAGAAGCGGGCTACGCCGTGTACGCATAGTGGGCAAAAGACCTACGGAAACACTGTCAGGCGATACCGCCCAAAGTTCGTCAATGCAACACAAATCGGCAGTAAGACCGTGAAACGAATTAGGGGTAGCAGCTCGTACTAGCCAGCGTGTACCGTCTGGCAAATTGGCTTCGTTACGGCCTACCGCCCAAGTCAAAATAGCGCCAAACTCTTTTTCAAGTATCGGTGCAACCGCGTTAAACAGTTCTATAGCCAGATCCAAACGGTGCGCAGTAGTAATAATGGTTTGCGGCTGACCTCGAAGCTTTGGCATTTCTGTAGCCCAAAAACCTACAAGGCTGGCTAGCAAAATGCTTTTACCGTTTTGACGGGCAACACTAACTAGGCCTTGTCTATGCAATAAATCGCCGTCAGCGTTGTGGCTAAGCAAACCTGTTGCAACGTGATATTGCCAGTCCATTAAATTAACGCCCAAATATTCTTGCGCCCAAAGCTGTACGCCGTCAGCCAAATAGCGACCTTCACGCGCACAAACAGTTTCTAAACGTGGCCTGTATAAGTCTGCATAGTTATACATTGGCTGGTTCTGGCCAGTTCCGTCTGAACCTTGCTGGTTCTGGTTTAATCCGTTTTCATCAGCCGTAAAACCCTTATAAGATAAGGATTTAGGTTCGTCGGGGGCAGGAAGGTTACGGTAAAAAAACGGTTTTTCTGTTTTATTGTTTTGTATAGTTATGCGTTCGGTTGCATAAGTTTTTTTTGCGTTTATGTTTACGGTAGGTGCTGGTTCGTAAATACTTTTACGTTTTAGGTTGCCGTATCGTGCGCCGCGTGAACTGTTACAAGGTTTGCAGGCAGGTACTAAGTTATCTAGCCCGTTGACGCCTAGCTGATCTTTGGGCCAGCGATCTACTTCTATTAGGTGGTCTGCAGTTGTGGCTTCTCGACTATTGCACCAATGGCATAGTGGCTTTTCTTTTAGTAGTAGGCGTCTGTTTGTTTTGTATTGGGTTTGGCTTCGTGCTGTTTGGTTTAGTGTGCGTTTTGTTAGCTGGCTTTGGTTATGGGTTTGTTTGCGTTTAGGCATTAGGCGCTTTGCTTGCTAGCGCGCGCTGACGCGCTTGCTCTTAATAGGTGGTTAGTTGTGCAGGTTGACGGGCGCAGCCAGGTTATTTGTTTTGTTACGTTCATAGTTTGTTTGTGTTTGTAAAGCCTAATGCAGATAAGCCCCCCGCTGCTTAGCCTCACGCAGCACCCATAACTTTATTCTTTAGCCAGGCCCTGTATTACTACAGCGCCTTCTACCCGCGTTACCGCGTGTTACCAACCGCCGCGCAACTGGCTTAGGTCTATATGCCCGTAATTAGTTTTCTAGTTCGCCTGTTACTTGTAACGCGTCTATCACCTTCGATATATCTTGCTTAGTTAAATCGTTCGTGCTGTTAATCGTGCGGCCCAAAACATTACAACAATACGCTTTAAGATCGTCGCCCTTAATACCTTTACCGTTAGCCAAACCGCGCATAAGCCCCAGCTGTTTAGTAGACGGATAAACCTTTGCGGGGCCTTCTTCTGGAAAAGGTACTTCAATATCATTTATAGGCGTTACAGACGCTAAACGGCCTGTAGGTTGCCTGCTTTGCGCTGCTTCAACTTCATCACGGCTAGCAATACTTTTGTTTATAGCAAAACCCATATAACCCAAAGCACGCCCTAAAGCAGACGTAAAACCTACTTCGTTTTCGCTGGTTTTTGTGTACGGGGTACGGCCTGGATATATTTCGCAAGCTGTAGCTACCGCTGGTATCGGATCGTTTGCGTCGCGCCATACCGTAACCGTGCAACGAATAAAACAGCTTTTATCTGGCATTTCTATAACTTCACGGTGCGTTTCTTGTATGCGTAAATCTGGATATTTTGCAAACGCTAACTGTAAACGTGTAGCTACATCTACATAGTTATCTAAGCTAAAACCCATTACGCAACCGCCTTTGTTTGTCTAAACGCTAAAAGTTCGTCAGTAGCTGGCAACATATCTATAGGCCATAACTGGTTTTGTGGCATAGCAAAACACGGATAACGCCAACTGGTTTGATAATTATCGGCGCGTTCGTTACAACGTGTAAGTGTCGAATAGCCGCGAATAGTTGCCGTTAAAGTTTTTTGGTTAATAGTTACAAATATGTAGCGGCCTGGTTTATCACCATAGTTTTCGTCGTCTGGGTCGTGCGTTAATAAACAGCCGTTTTCGTGGTAAGTTGCCCGCACTTCGTAACCTAAAACGTCGTGCGCTTTAGGGTCATACGGTTTATATACGTTTAAGCAACCAAAATAGTTAGATACAGCTTGTTCACCTAACAGCCCGCACAAACTTCTAGCTTCAGCTAATAACGGTTCAGCCGTGTACGTTATTTTAGCGTTACGGTTTTTTATATCGAGTTGAATTA